AAAACACTACGATCGCTAGTTGCGCCGTACTTGGTAGCGAAATCAGCTATCAACTTATCTATCTCTGGGTCACTAATATAAAAACAGCCTCCTATGATAGCTATGTTCTTTTCTGATATAACACCATTGTTATAAGCAGGGATATCTGAATACAATCCAACCCCACAATCTTTAGCCATCGCTGCGATTCCTTAAGCGGGAGTAAGTTAGTATGCTTACATTTTCTTATTAAACACTCCCCTATCATTATATGCCTTATTTAGGTCACCATATTGAGGTTTACTTTACAAAAACCTGAGTGCTGTCAAGCCTTCTACCTTCCTATAATATTTTGATGGGACAAATAACCTCAACTGTAAAGCTTACTCTATAGAATCATAAGACACTCCATTTACACAAGCCTTCCCGTATGATACTTAAAAGTTCCCGTCTCTATTCAAATCGAAAATTAACCAGTTATACTACTTAAGACTAAGTAACAATCGTCTATAAACATCTAAAATAGTAGAAGCCCTAATTTTGTGTTGACCGTACGTTCCTTCATATCCTACATCAGTCATTTTCAGTGTCATAGGCCACTATTACATGTACCATTCTTCCATCCTTTTGTCTGAAATTTCTATCTATCTATAACATTCTAATAAGCCTGCATACTTCGTTCGTAACTCGCTTCCATACCACACACCATCCACTTCGACTTTACATTCGTCTTACGTGATTTGTTTCGCTTTAAAAAATTACTAGAATTAAGTTACTTGCTAATGGTATCTATCTTTAGTGTTCTTATAACTCTCTCCCATTAGACCTTCCATCTCAGTGGGTTTCAAATTAACCTTAAGCATTCCTGTGTATAAAGCGTGCAACCCGTTGTTGCCTTTCGTGATATAGATTAAATTCTCATATTTATGCCCCAAGGCACGTCTTGTCAACTTTCTGTCTTCATAGATTTCACCCATTGTATTTGAGTAGAATAACTTCTTATGTGTACAATGAATTTCATCTTGTGCTTCTATACTCAGTACTGCCAAAGTATATTGATCGGTATTGTCTAAGAACATAGTAATTTGTTTGTATGCTTAACTGTCCATCATTTCTTATGCTACTTTAAACTTATTTGCAGGTATATTTGAACGATATCTCTTTAAAAGGTTATTTCCGACCAAAATGGACTAATTTCGAATAGCACAGAACCACTCTACGATACATTAATCTTCAAGATTCGGATCATAGTAATTTAGGAATGTGGTTTTCAGAGTGTATAAATCTCTAGTATAACTAG